CCTGCCGTTTTAATAGCTAAACCAACGCCCTTAAACCCTTTAGCAAGTCCTCCCGTTGATTTTGCTGCGTCTTTCGTAGCTTCAGCACTATCATTTATTGCACCCTTTAATGATTCAATCTCACTTATTGCTTTATCGACTTTAGCAACTAAATCGAGCCTTACTTCTTCAGCCATAATTCCATTTTAAATTGTTTCCACGCTTTGCGTATTGTTTTAGGATATTCATATAATCCAAATGCGATTGCGTTCTTTTTATCGACTTTTATCTTCCCTTTGTTTATTCCTCTTATTACTTCGTTTATCATGACATATCTTTTATCTGATAGCTTACAAAAACTATTAAATCTATTTGACCAGTAAATGCACCACCTGAGTAAATACTTAGCCTTCTGTTTTCTGTTGAGCCTTGCGAAATCTCCCCCGTACTTGCACTAGCAACATAGGTTCTATCTCCTGCTTCGTTCTTCATGAAATTCCTTATATAAGCATAGTAATCGCCTGAAGTTGTGCTATTACTAAAACCTATATATAAGTTATTGCTTGATGTTTCCGTTCCTGATCGTTTAGCATATATAAATATATTAGTTGGAATTAATGTTTTACCAGTACCCGCAGCACTTATGAGTGTGATAGGCGTTGTATGTAGGCTTTGATACTCAGAAATTGATATATTTATCCTATCAGTAATCACTCCTGAAGGTGTAGGTGCTAACCATCGAGTAGCATCGCTTGATGCACTCCATGTCAAAACTTCGCCATCACTCGCAGGCTTACCGATTTGCTTTATATCACCCATCAAAGAAACCTCACTCGTGCCACTTCCAACAATAATGCCTTGACCTTCACTAACACCTACTTCAATATCTCCGTTGTCAGGATTCCACGATATTGGAGGTTCATCGGGTGCATCTGTAATAGTATCAAAATTCCACCAACAATCAGAATCAATAAAAGCTAAACCCTCAGCTTCACAACATTCCTGAGATGGTGAAACACTACTCCCCGAAGCATTAACCCAAGAGGTTGTTCCGTATATATTCCAACTATCTACAATATCAGTACAATCTTCGTTTACAATATTCTGAGCGTCTATATTAGAATCAAGTATTTTAATAAGTTCCACTTTGGTAGAGTTATCCACGCCCATTGCATAGCTTGAAATCTTATTAATATACCAATATGAATCTTTAACAAATATCTTATCGTTATACTTGAACTCTGATATATCTTCAGCCGTTAAATGAAAGTTAGCACTCATTATACGAGCATCTTTGTTGTAGATATTATTTAAGTAACTTCTCCAATAATCATTGTAAACATCGTTACTTGTTTGCGTAGCAACTAATGAATCAAAAGAAAACGTACTACGTGAACCGAATCTTATATCCTTATCCGTTGATTGTACTTGTGTTCCACTCATTGAGTAGTGATGTGCAAAAGGATATTCTGTTTTGGTTGTATAAGCCTCAGTAGTTTCTGAAAATATTTTGTAATAACTTGAAGGTGCTAAATCCTTTGTGCCTGAGTAATAGAATAATTTAGGTTTAGTTTTCACAATTTTGGCTTCACCATCTGCCCACTCAAAATGCTTTGCAATAAACATTTGATTGTTGCTTATTTTTTTAGGTGCAAAACTTGAAAATATTGTAGGGATTGTTAATTCACCACTACCGAAATCACCATCAAAGTCAAAGTTCTTTTGATTGTATATATTACCCATGTGATTCTGCCAGTAAACATTCAACCTATCTTTATCTTCTAAGTCTTTAAGATTTAAAGAGTGTTTTCTAACGCTTGTTGTAGGGGATATTACAATGCTTTTATTTTCGTCTATCTTTTCAGTCCAATCTTTTGAAGTACCTGCATTTAGATAGTCTTGTATTGGTTCAATTTTAAGTTCTTTTACATTCTCGCTATCTACATCTACTATTAAATTATATCTAGCAAGAATTGACTTAATAAAATCTACCTGCTTATCTTTTGGAAATATGTTATTACCTGCTGAGAAATCAACCTCGCCACCTTCAACCGATGCAGGTGCGGTAATTAACTCAAATGCAGTCTTAAAGTTTTGACTCCCAAAGTTATAATCTTCTTTTAATACAAACGTGTTACCAGTATCGTTATCAGTTTTGATTTTAACAACATCACCTTGTGATAATACAGTGGGATAGGTTTCATTTGTAAACATATCATAAGCCACTCCGTTAGTTAGTTGTATTTCGGCAAACTCTACATCAGAACTCCAAGTACTAACGCTCATTAGTAACTTAACTGAACCCGTTATATTTGCAGTATTTTGTATAACCGTTCTTACTTTAAATTTATAAACTCCAGTACTAGGTACGGTATATGCTGAAGTAGAAGAGTTGAAGTTCCCACCGACATCATAAAACCCATCTGCTGATGTTTCATTGTTAAAATCTATAATCTCTAAACCAGTCGGCATTGTTTCGTCTGAATTTTTACCTACCTTAAAACCATCTACTGAGTTAGTTACCGCACCCTCTAAATCATTCGCTAAAGTCATATATTGACTTGTGAAAAAGGTTGAAGATAAAAAGGTAGAGGTATATATGTAGCCTGCCTTCTCAATTATTGCATCAAATAAGGCTTTAACTTGAATTGCAGGTTTTAGATCCCTAACTCGTATAGCACCATCGTTGCTTGATATGGTTTCGTTTGTATATACTTGCCCGTAGTCAATAATAGGGTACAATATCTGTCCACCATTTGGCTCAGCACCTACATAATTTATATCATTATCCCAACTATCTTCCACATTTGATAGTGTCAGCAAATGATTGTACTTGCTTAAATCTAAATCGTTTAGTTTGCTCTCGCCTAGTTCCTTTGATATGTTAGCAATATCACCGAAAGCCAAAACCTCGTAGTTTTCTTTTAAAACATCTACGCTAATTAGTTGTAAATATCCCTCAAATTGCAAGTTTGAATCTACGTAAATTGAACACTTTGCTTTTATGTCTGCCCTATAACTACCCTCTGATATATTAACTTCATAAAAATGAGCAAAGAAATCGTTGTTGATTTGGCTAAATGGTAATGTGAAAGCATTTGTATATTCTGACTTTCTCTGAGATATATCTTGAATCTCAATGTTTGAATAATTCGCCTTGATACTTATATCACCTAAGTCTAAATAAACTGGCTCATCTCCACTCTGCGTATATGCTACTAATTGAACCATTTATATTCTTCTTTTTAAATCGTGAGCCATCTCAATAGTAAAAGAATATTGAACTAGCTTATCTTTTAAATTCGTCTTATATTCTAAACTCGTGTTCTTGATATTTACTGGAATAGGTACGTTTTTAACGGCATCATCTCCGACATCAATAGGATTTAATAGTATTACTTCATTCGACATTAACAAGCCTTTAAAGAAGTCGTTATAATCATCTGTTATATTGCGAGTGTTTATAGTTATCTGCTTTGTTCCCGTTACCGTTTGTACCTTCCCTCTTTCATAAGAACTTAAACTAAATGCAGCTGCGTTCCAACTACCCGCCAATCGCTTTTGTTTTACTTCTCTTTTATAACTATCCTTTTCAGAATGTTCTCCATCAAATAAGTAGTAATCCCACACCCCATATTTATTCTTCCAAGCTAAAGTGTACTCATCAAATCGTGTCGAGTTACAGTTATCATCGCTAGAGATTTCAAACAAATATCTTTTACTTATAACGCTTGATTCTCTTAAATAACCCGTTCCCGTTCCCGTTCCCGTTCCCGTTGCGTAGAATGTCAAGCCTACATTGTTAGCCGACGAACCTATTAAAGTCCAATCAGTAGTACCTATTGTAGCAATAACCACTTTATCACCTGCGACAATATCAGTTGCATTAATATTGGAAGATGATAAAGCGCTACCTCCATACCTCACGGTATAATATTTAATAGAGCTACCCATTTGATAACCCCCAACGCTCTTATATTTTAAGTTGCTCACGTTAGCACCACCGACACCTGCGAAGATTAAAAACTCATCTTGCGTGTTTGCCGTTGATGGTAATTCACTACCAAAATCTGATTCATTTGAACATTCAATTTTTCCAACGTGGTTTAAGTAGTCAGATTTAGGTGCTTCTGAGAAAAACTTGTATTCTATAATTCCATTATCAGTATTAAAATAATCGTTGTAATCATTTAGCCATGCAAAAGTCTTGTAATCGTTTAAGCTTGTAAGGTGAGGCACTAAACCATTTGTATCATTTGGCTTTGTTGTAGCATCAGGTAGTTCAGTTAAAAACCTACCTAAGACTGTTGTGCTAGTTCTAAAGTCGAAAGTTTCTACATCGAGGTTCATAGCATCAACCCAAGCATCAGCATAATTGATAAGTACTACCTTTAAATCTGAAGCAGTTACTGATGATGTTACTGCAATAGTACCACCTGATGAACTTGCATACTCTTCGTAGAACTTAAATGTAACTTCTTTTAATGTACCATCGTTCTTGCTGAAGATATAATCTTTAAATGTACCTGCAACCTCTTCAGGTTTATTCTGAGGCATTAAATGAACACTATCATATTTGATTGTTCCCCCTATAGTGTTTGCATGGTCATGCGTTACCTCTATATAATTCTTCACAATCCTTTCAAAAGAAAAGTGTGCTGAACCACTAGCGTTTTTAGGTTGCTTTAGCCTTGCTTGTTTTACTCCATCAATCCAAACATCAACCACAAATTTAAAGTTAAATACTGGTGATGTGTTACTTGTTAAAGTTAGTACCCAATAATTAGGTCTAGTTACCGTTGTTGCCATTTATCTCATCTATTGTTTGTGCTAGAAATCTCTCGACATCTAATGCAAATGTTTTTTCTATCTTTTTAGGTAGCTTCTTAAATTGACTTTCAAACGCATCAGTAAAGAAGTTTGTACCCTTATATCCGAACCGATGTATTTTCCTAGTCACAACAAAAGCTATACCTCTCTGTTGTTGTTCTTTGTTTCTCCACGCCTCAAACTGCCCTTTTGAATTACGAGGTCTTAAGCCCTTTCTTTTAACCCAATCTAATATCTTAGGAAACAACTGACCTCCGCCACCTGAACCACTCTTTGACCTACCTTTATCTATTGCAAGTCCGTAGTCCTCCATTCTAAACTTTAGACTTATAGAATTAGCAGCAACCTGCAAATCGTGATCCAATGATTTAAAAAGTTTGCCAGTATCGTACCCACGTTTGCGAGTTTGCAATAAAGTAGCAGCACGAATAACAACATCTTTTCCAAATTTATTTAACGCTTTTTGTGTCTTCTCGTAGTCAAACGCAGCCATATTATTAATCTTTTTTTACCTTCCCTTATTATCATATCGGTGAGTTACAAGCGTTGTTATGACTTGGAACTGTTATTGATATTGTACCTTTCCACCCTGCTAATAAGTTCTCAAACCTATCTGTAAATGGTTCACAAGTGATGCTATCGCTCACAACATAATCTCTCGATGTCATAGGAGATCCTGCCTTTGCGATACCAGTTTTAAATTCCCTATACACATCTGCTAGAATTAGAAAGGTATCATTTAGCACATCAGTTTCATTTGAACCATCTGCTGCGACTAAATCCATAACCAACAAATCAAAAGTAAATACGAAATCCCTATTGTTTATCGTTGCAGGCTGCTCTATTAAATGAGCTTTAGCAAAGTCCATTTCATTGCTCAGATCAACCTCAAATATATCTCCGAATGTGAAAGAGTTTAGTTGCTTATGCTCATCACATATCGCCTCAAATTGGCCTACTACTGCTTTAAATGTTTTCATTTCTTAATTCTATCTTTGTCTTTAAGGTAACTCATATATGTAAATGCTTTACTAATACCTATTTTTGTAACCTCATCTAATTTTAATACATCTTCATTGCACAAACTCATCAGGATAGAATACCATCCCCACTTTTTGCCGAAGTTTTGTTGCTTTTGGTCGCTTGATCCTCCCGTAAAGAGTTGAGAGTATCTTTCAAGTAATCGCTTCCGATAGTCCAAAAAAAAACCATTGCACCATTTACAACATTTGCGGGTAGTTTACTTCTAAACAACTCAGCTCTATCTTCTACCTCTCCGCTATAATCCTCAATTTGATATTTTCCGTACTTCTCAATCGTTACTTTTCTATACAAAATAGCCATAATCAAGTGTAAGTTATCGTTGAAGTCTTGACAAAGTGTATCTAAATCTGCGAACTCGCCAGTACTTATCTCTGATAGGTTAGGGTGAAAGCCGTATTTCACACCCTCAATCGTTACAAACCTATGCAATTTATCCTCACGCCTTGATAAACTTAGTAGCTTACTATACACGCTCTCTAAATCACTCAATTTAAAAAGGTCTATTGTAGCCCTATCTACTGAAGTAAGCAACTCTATCACCCTCTTCTGCATCTCTATTGCATTAAGGTCTTCACTCTCTAAGTTGGTTAGCCTTTGTAATTGACCAAGATTAATTTCACTTAGGTCTGTAGGTATTGTTAGCTTCATATTATTAAATAGTGATTTGCTTATTTTGTACAAAAAACTAAGATACAAAAAAACCCCCACTAATTAAAGTGAGGGATTGTGCTACATACTTTGGCTCATCCATTTTTCGTAGCACTCTCGAGGTTTTTTTTACTTTGGGTTAAGTTGTGTTTTATGATAACCCCATTTGTATTTTAAATATCTCTAATTTAAGTTTATGGTTTTTATAGTTGTTCATTGCTGCATCAAAGCTCTTAAACTGCTTACCAATACCTCTAATGTGAGTTATCTTTTTTACATTAATATAATTAAACTTCCCTTGTACAACCATTATATTGTACTGAGTATTTTTAATCATTACCTTGTGAGTAGTGTAAGTAGTTTCATCTTGAGTAAAAGTAGTCATAGTTTCTTTGTTTTTGTTCTCTACAAATATAAAACAATTTTTAATAATACCAACTATAATATTAAAATATTTTAACGAATAGAGTATTTCCCTATGTTTGGCTTACTCTTAACCATTGTAACGGCATACCTTAAACTATCTATTGCGTGGTTATGATTATCAATAGGCTTATTAAGAAGATGTCCATTCTTATCTTCTACCCATTTATAGTTGTTGAACTCAGCTATCAGGTTGGTTGATTTGCTCGTTACCTTTAAATTAAATCGCTTCAGCAAGTCAATACCTATGTTGATTGAATCCTTACCTTTTACGCATGGTTTAATGTTGTAGCCTAGTCTATATATTTCTTCGATAGATTTTGGCTCGCTACTGTCTGCAAAAATAGGTCTTCGTCTATCAAACCCAAAAGCACCCATTCGCTTAGCAATGTCAGAGTTAGTGAGATTTCGTTCATATATTAATTCATTAAATATTAATGAGCCTTCCTGCTCGTATACTTCTATTAATGCACTCGGATCGTTTGTGAAGCCAAAATCTAAACCCGTACTAATTAAGGTTGCACCCTCAGGTACTTTGCCGATGATAGTAACTTTAGGAAATATAATTGCTTTACTAAATCCTCTCTCCCCTAGTCCGTATATCTTCCAATACTCTTCATCTGTATCTCTAAGCCTTTCAATCTCATTCACAAGCTCATCAGCTAAGAAAGGATTATCTAGGTAGGTAGATTTAATAAAGGTCGCATCATCTCTTGTAAGTACTTTGTCATATATCCAATGATGAGAGTCAGAAGGATTGAAGTCGATATATACTTTCTCCTCTGTTCTAACTATCAACTGAAAGAAATCCTCCCACGTTAATTCATTCGCTTCGTTACAGAATAGATAATGCCTTTTAGTACCTCTTTTCTTTTGTGGTTGATCCAGTGAAATGAACTCGAATGTATTGCCGTTAAGCGTATAGGTATGGTCTGACTTGTTGTGATTAACCTCATCGTACAAACCTAAGTTGTTTAGTATCTCAAAAAAGTCTTTCATCACCGAAAGCTTCAAACTAGGTAGCGACTTCCTTACGATGCTAAATCGTTTGTTAGTATTCTCAAACGCTTTAACTATTAATAACTGACATAAAGAGTAAGTTTTACCTGAACGAGTACCACCTTGATTTACTACAATTTTAGTCTTAGCATTATAGTTACGTTCAAATACGTTACTCGTCTTTATCTTTAGGCTTGACAATCTCTATTTCTATTTTGTTAATCTTTTCACCTTGCGTAGTTATATCTAGCTTATCACCGTACCCTCTTTCTCTACCTTTATTCTTCAGGAGGAATTGAGTACTGGATGGGTTGCCATCTTTGACCTGCTTGTAAAGGCTTGATTCAGCGAAGTCTAAAGCTAAATTATCCATCTCTTTTACCTTCTTTGCAAACTCTTCATCAGTCTTTAACCATTCGTAATACATCGTTCTACCTACCTCTGCAATCTTTAAGGCATTGGTAACTATTCCGAGTGATTTCTCTAAAGCACTGAGCATCTTCTCTTTAGCTACTTTTGTTCGGTTTTGTTCAGCCTTTGCCATAACATTTCATATATTTTAAGTGAATTTCTTTCAGCATTTCTTTATATTGTTTCTTATCTCCGTATCGAATATGACAAGGTCTGCAAACCGCTTGCAAGTTTTCGATGTAGTCTTTTGTTTTACTTCCCCCCATACCTCTAGCTTCAATATGGTGTATATCATCAGCAGGAGAACCACACACTTCACAAGGTATATAATCGCACTCATCAAAATCAAAGTTCTCTAAATATATCTTAGTGTGTTTCCTCATAGTATCATAATGATTAAATGCAGCATTAGGTAAATAATTACCGAAGCTATCAATACTATTTTATCTTTTTTTGTCATACCAAAGTTAGTAAAGCACCTATAATGCCTGCGAGTAAATCTTTCCAACAGAAGCCACCATAATCGACTTCATCGTATATCTCTTTAACCAAAGCTAAAGCAATAGCAATCCAAATGTTTGTAAAGAACGCTATATTCATAGCTATCGAAAAGTGAGCAATCTTATCAAGCCCAACCCATTTTATTAAATCTGTGTACTGTTTCATATTTAATTATTTAAAAACCTTGTTTAAGGCGTTATCTTCACACTCATTTAAGTTATTAACAATGCTAATTTATATCTATATATATTCGTACTTTAGCATAGTCATGCGATGGAAGTGTTATTGGTTACACGCTAGGCTTCCAGCTTAGAGTTGGCGTTCGAATCGACCTCATCGCTCAAAGCCCTCCTTTCTTGGAGGGTTATTTTTTTACCCTTGTACATTCCTGCGCCTCTTTTGTCTATTTCGCTAAATGGTATCTCTGCTACAGTAAGTTTACACTCCTTATCTATTAAGTATATGTATCTGTTTTGAAATCCTTTAAGAACTTGTGAACCTTTAAAGTTATATTTTGAATCCCCTCTTTTTGCCACAACTTCTCCGTTTGCTAACTTGTAAATTGTTCCGTTTTTATTAATCTGTGTTAATTTAAACCCACTTGCTCTGTATATTGTTCCATCTCCACACTGTGTAGCATCTGAATAAGAGAGAAGCCATTTTATATGTGGTGCATTTTTTTTAATTAAACGTACACTAATTGCAATACAACGGCTCTCTGAATACTTTGGTAGATAATCATCAAACGCCATTCTGTTAAGCTCTAACATCTCGTTCCATCTTTTGTTAGTATCTTTGACCCCAGAATCAACCAAAGGCAAAACATTTCTTTTATCCATTGGAGAACCGTAACTCATAACTCCATGTAACTTGCCATCTAAAAAACACCCAAAATGTAAACTACTCATATTAACAACCTTGCCACTATAATGATGTTTTTTTACAAAATCATTTGCTGCCTTACTTGGAATAACTTTTACTATTATATCTTTTGCTCTACCCATTGCTTAACTATTGCATAAAGTGAATTTCCGTTACCGTTCTCATTTCCAAATGTTTCAACTATTTCTGACTTTGCTAATGTTAGAGCTTCTTTAATTGATTCAGCTTGTGCATCAGCTAAAGTAAAAGTCATTTGTTGAAACGGCTCTTTATCTCCATCAGGTAGATCAAACTCATCTGTCATATCATCATCTAATGTCATTCCAAACTCATAGTCTTGGAAACCCCACTCTTTTAAAACTTCCATATCAAAATAACTTGAAAGCATGTCAAAGTCAAACTCTCCAGTATTTTTATTTAATCTAACATTAAGTTCCATCTCTTCGGCTTCTCCTAGCTCAATCTCTACCGTTGGTATTGTATCGTTCCCTAAGTCAGCCCAAACCTTACAACGCTGATGCCCCCCGATGATAACATCTTTACGCATAGGGTTTTTGTTTACTACAACTGGCTCAACACAACCGAAAGTTTTTAACGACTTCTTTAATTGTTTATATTGCTTATCTGTCAGTTGTCTAGGATTATACTCAGCAGGATTAAGTTCTGCAATCTTTCTTTCTTTAATCTTCATAACTTTTTAACACTTCTTTTAAATCATTTATTAACTGCTTAACACAAGTTCCACAACTGGAAACTTTCTTATTCATTCCGAATATCTCATTGTATAGGTTTGTAAGTCCTACGTTCTGCTCATGCTTAACTTTATCACCTCCAATCTGTTTTAATAACCTTTTTAAAATAGATAGTTGATCGCTTGTTAAATCTCTCTCCCTTCCCCATTTATCAATAGGACAACGAGTGAAAGCAATAGCACCTTTTATCTTCATGAAGCAACCGCATTTCTTACATTGGCTTACTGACTTCCTGAAATGTTTGCAAGCCTTACAGATTGACATTCGTTCATTATAAGTTCTATTGCTTGTCTTTAATTTCATCTTTTATATAGTTCCTTACATTTTTAATTGTGTGAAAGATTGAAGTTGTAGATATTCCAGTTGCCTCTGCTAAACTTCTTATTGAGTGGTTTGTTTCGTAGTACACTTTAAATAGTGTTCTATCGTAGAAGTGGAGGTCTTTCATGGCCTCGTTGATACAATTAAGTTTTCTCTCAAACTCTATCTTATCAGGTATGCCATCGTAATCGAAAGCAAAACCCTCGACATCTTTAAACTCACTCTTCCCTATTGTATGGTGCTTTTTCTTAAATGCTGAGTTGCCTCTAAGATATTGGTTTAGCATTACTCTTGCTGCCCAAAATTTTAAATGACCGTTGTTGTAGATAGTGGTCATTTTATCGGTATCGTATTCTAATATTATAATATAAACCTCTTGCGTAAGGTCTTGAGCATCTAAATCGTTGCCCTTTGTAATTTTAAAGGCAATATCATATAGATCGTTATAGTGTGCTGCTAATTTTTCGCTTAATTGTTCCATACCTAGTTACAAATGCTCTATGACTAATTTTAATATTGTAGTATATAGATAAATAGCGTTTTATCGTTTTCATTTTGCTACCCCTTTTAATACCCTTTAAAATTGAATGATTTATTATACCTCTCATAGTTTTGTTTTTATGGTCATAAAAAAAGAGGAACAAGCATCTCAGCCTATCCCCCTCCAAAAACAACCGTATGAAATTACTTACTGCTAATATATAAATAAATTACTTACTTCTTTTTATTGTTGAAAACTTCTATGTCTATCAACTTCTGCAAATATACTGCCAAATCTAGAGCTTCCTCTTGGGCGTGTCTTAACCAATCTAAACGATTTAAATCAGTTCGTTCCATTGTTACACCATATTTTAATTTACCTACATCGGCTCTCTCTAGGATCTTATCGCATACACTTTGCTCTACTTTACTACCTACTGGCTCTGAGCATCTGCTCAACCCTTGCGAATCATTTTTTTCCATTTTACAAATCTCTATTATTTTCTTTGATTGTCAGGTATATCCCAACAACGACCATAAATGCTAATACTATTTTTGCTGCCATCTTACTCTTGTTTTAGTTCTGAGCCAATTAGACTTTCTATTCGGCTCAATTTACCTTCGTAATCTTAACGAGTGTAGATAAATCTTATATTTACCTTCGTTGCGCCTATATTTTTCTAATTGCGCCTATATTCCATATTCCGATATGCGATATTATACCTTCTTTATCCCTTCTTTATACCTTCTTATTTGGTTGGCTAAACTCAATATTACGTTTAGCGATTGTTAGCGGTTATTAAATACAACCCATAAATCCTCTACTTTATGTATTTTATCTGTAAAGTCTTCTCTCCAATATCCTTTAGGTAAATGTTTATTACTCCCTTGCTTTTCATTAGTGCTGTAGTTGTCTTGTAGCCATAAAGCAAAAGAACAACCGCTAACACCAAATAAATCACATAAAGAGTTTGTGCCTCCTAAATGTAAACTACTTGTACCGTACCATTCTGTAAGTATCTGTCTTATTTTTTCTCTCATTTCTTTACGTGTTTTATTCCTACCATTGTA